GACCAACAACGCTTGGACCTCCTCGGACGCCTACGTGATTCAGCCGGGATCAAGATATCAGTTGGTGCTGAGCCCGCCACCCGACACGTCGGGGCATACAGTCACACTCTATTATGTTCAAAGACCCGAGCCGGTATATTCCGACTATGGCATATACCGATTTCCGTCACAGTATGCTCCGGCTTTGGTCAAGTATGCTTTTTGGCTCTACAAATATCGTGACTCGGAGCCCAACTTCGGAGATGCAATGTATAAGTACTGGGACGCGCAGGTTAGAAAATACTCGGTCAGCATCAACCATAGCATACGGCCGTCGGGGTTTCGTGTAAATCTTGTAAAACGTCGATAGCCGAGTCGACAATTGAAGATGGCAAACGATAAACAACGATACCTCAAAGAAATACAGCTCTCTGGGCGTCTGATAACTCATGATGATCCTGCGGCTATAGGTGAGAATTTCCAGACGCTCAAGAACCTGCGGTATGAGTCCAACCACCTCCGGGGCGTCGGAGGCATGACCAAAATAAATTCCTCCGTCATGAACAGTACGTACTACAAGGCGCAACGGGCCATTCATTTTGCCAAATCGCAACCAACAGAATCTCATGTTGTGGTCGAAGCGCTCAATGATGGTGAAACCGCATCGGCCATATTGCAGAATACAACCGCAATACCCGACACCGGCAACTTTGAGGCTGATGCGTTATACACGCCGACATCTGGAACAAACCCCGGACATTTCAGCTTGGCTCCTAACGGTGCCATGGCTTATGCAAATGGAGAAGAAGTGTGCGTGTGGGGCGGTAACGAATACGAGGTGGGCGGATTTATAAACTACGATCCTGGCGGCTCATTCTCTTATGATTATACTGAGAGAGTTAGAAATACCAAAACTGACACCAAAAATAAGGCGGTGTTGAATTCAACAGGAGCCGGGATCGACTCCAACACAATGCTGCTGCTGCACCTTGATGATAATGTCACAGATTCCAGTCCTACAACGCCGCATACCGTAACAAATAACAGCGTAACGTTTAGTAATACTGAATATGTGTTTGGGACTCATAGCGCAGTGTTTTCCGGATCAGCGTACTTGTCTGTACCCGATGATGCGGACTTTGACTTCAGTAACGGCACGTGGACAGTGGACTGTAGGATCAGGCTTGATGATTTATCGGTTAACAGGCCGATCTATTATCAAAAGACAGACGCAGAACGATACTTCTATATTTATATTGATACCAACGGCAATGTTACGCTGAAGATTTACAATTCGCCGACAACTGAGTGGACTGCTTCTACGGTTTTTAGCGTTGGAGATGCCGTTATCCCAACAACACCGAACGATTATTTTTATGAATGTACTGATGCTGGAACCAGCGGAGATACGGAACCAACGTGGCCCACAACAGTTGGAGATACAGTAAACGACGGAAGCGTCACGTGGACATGTAGAAAGGTTGTTGATTTTTCTCTTGCCACAAGCGCAGTAATATCCGCAAAACGTTGGTATCACGTCGAAATTGCTGAGGACGGCGATAATTATTATATCTTTGTTGATGGATACTTGAAGAAAACCACATCATCAACCGACAGGGCTATAAATTATAGCGGCGCGGTATGGATTGGTTATGACGGTTCAAACCATTGGGATGGTTATATTGATGAGTATAGGGTTTCAGACGTGGCCAGACATACTGAAAGCTTCGAAGTTTCAACCGAGGCATATTCTGACTCTTCAACGGCGATATACTTATACGTCGGAAGTGTTATGCCGCTTCAAGGGTTTAAGTTTTACGTTGGAACAGTGAACACTTCCGCAAGTTCAATGTCTGTCTACTATTGGGACGGGTCGTCATGGACATCCGTTGATAACTTAAGTGATGGCACTGCTTCTGGGGGAAAAAGTCTGGCGCAAACGGGCAGCGTAACGTTTGATACGACAGTCAGCATTGCAAAACTGAAATACATCAATGGTATTGTATTGTATTGGTATAAGGTTGTTGTGGATAAAATAAGTGCAAATACCTCCATAACATACGTTACTGTTAATTTTCCGTTTCAAGAACTCAAAGACATTTGGGATGGTGTACCACGTGAAGTTACGTCATTTCAAGTCTACAAAAGCAGTACTTATCATGATTACACGATAAACGTTAGGGAAGATAGTTATTCATCCGTTGACTCAGGTACATACGCCGGTCTTGGCGGGCTGGAAGCATCCAACTATTTTGTTGCCGGATTTTTTGACAGACTGATAGGAATCAACTTTAATTTTGTAGGTGATAAGGTAAATACCAGAGCCAATACTATTCTTTCCGTGTATTACTGGGATGGGTCGTCGTGGACCTCGGTTGGTGATATTACGGACGGCACCAGTGAGGGTGGAGTATCGTTTGCCAAAAATGGTGCAGTAACATGGAGTCCGATATCGTTTCAAAACGAATTTACGAAAGAAATTAACAACAGCACCCAGCTTTATTACTACAAGTTTCAGTTTAGTGAGGAACTATCAGCGTCGGTTCATCTCTACTATGTGACGGGAATTGCAGCGCAAAAAGAAATCGGCGCATACAAGTTTCCCATGTTGGCCCACAATAGACTGTGGCTATGCTGTGATGCCAAAGACCGAAAAAATAAGGTGATTTGCTCTAGTGAAGGCACGCTTATAGCGTTCAATGGTGAAGACTCGGTTGAATATGAATTCGGGGATGACTCGGAAATTACCGGTGCGGCGTGGTTATACAGCCAGTACGGGTCCAGCCTCTATAATGTTACCATATTCTTTAAGCGTAACGAGATGTGGGCATTGATTGGAGACGATCCTGAAACATGGATCAAGTATAGAATCTCAGGCATCATCGGATGTGTGGCACCGGAAACAATCAAGGTGGTGGACTTGGAGCCGGATGTTGTTCCGACCCTGAGCCGATGCGTTGTAATTTGGCAGGGTGCCGACGGAATTTACTTGTCAGACGGTAGAACGCCGACCAGAATAAGCGATGATATTAAAGATATATTCGATGTGCGTTCATCAACCGTTATAAACCAGAGCAAAATCGGTGACTCAACAGCCGATTGGGATGGGTATAACCAGGAATACCATTTTTACTACGCAAGCGGATCATCTACCACGCTGGACAAGGAACTGGTGTTTTCGTTCAGAAAAAAAGCCTGGTTTGAAATAGATAGAACATCAGACAAGAGAATCCAAGTGAGTACGCAAGTTAAGGATACCAACGGCAATACATACAATTATGGTTTTATCGACACGGGATATATGGAGCGCCTTGAGTACGGCAACGACTTTGACGGGCAAAATATAACCCATACGTTTCAGTTTGGTGATATTGCTCCGGCTGATGGCAGCATAATGACGGAGACCAGCATAAATCACCAAGCGCTGGTTGCTGTTGCAAAAACAAACACGACCAACGATATTACAATTACACACTATGGCGATAGTGCGTCGTCCGGGACGTCGTTTACCGTATCACCCAACAAGTCGGGGTATAGGCTTATCTTTCCCGTAGAACACAAGGGGCAGGGTGCGCACGTGTTTCATTCATGGAAAGTTGAAACAACTACGGACAATGAAACCGTGGGTTTTGAGCCGCTATACTTCGGCATTTTGTATACAAGGCAGCGAGATCATACGAGAGATTGGAGGGCATAAACCATGCCGAGGCCAGCAATACCATACGAACTCTACGGCGTATTAAAACAACAGCGGGCAATCGGCCGCCGGGGAACCGATAGGGAGCGTCGCTTACTCTACCAGGCGTACCTTGATTCCCGAGCTGCTCAGCGGCGCGGGCAACGCCAGCTTGACCTGCAACAAACGGCCATTGCCAACGAGGAAAGATACAGGGCTGCAATGCTCAGGCAACAGAAACGACAGGAAGAAAGAAATAAACGGGCGTCTACAATCAGCGGTGTTGCCAGCATTGGGATTATGGGAGCCATGGGCGCTAAGGCGTTAAAAGGTACTGCACTCGGGGCTAAACTCGGATTAGGCTCTACTACTACGACCACCCCTGCTACTGCGGCTGGACCCGCCGTTTCAGCCCCGGCTGCTACAGGAGGAGGCGCCGCACCAACCGTAACCGGGGGAACCGGGGCCGGAGCGGCAGCACCGGCAACAGCAGGTGGAACCGAAACAACCGCTGGAGCAACCGCTGGCAGTGCCGGAGCAGCAGGCACGGCCATGGGCGTTGCAGGCACGGCGGCGGTTGGATATGCCGGCGGATATTACGGATCAAAAATACCGATTGGTAAGGGTAAAAAGGCCGGTCGCATGAAGGGCGCAGCAACAGGAGCGGCAGCCGGGGCAGGGTTTGGAACCTTTGTGGCTCCAGGGGTCGGAACGGCGGCCGGGGCTGTAATAGGCGGCGTCATGGGATACTTCGGCGCTAAATCATCCGAGGGCGGCGGAGGATGTATAATTGTTTCCGCTGCGACGGACCCCGCTTCCGAGGAAGTTCAAATCGCACGGGCTTACCGGGACAGGTTTTTATCCCGGCAAACTCTGCGCGGGTACTACATTATAGCCGAGAAGATCGTACCTCTGATGATAAAGCATGAATGGTTCAAAAAGATTGTAAAAAAATGCTTGGTGGATAAGCTTGTTGAGTATGGCAGGGAAAAACTGGGGCTTGGCGGTAAGGCGTCTCTTGTGTCCAGGATTATAACTAAACTGTTTCTGTCGCTGTGTAACGTTACAGGAAAGACTGTTCCAGTGTTTGTCAGGTCCAACGGGGAGGTTTGGTAATGGGATTTCTTGCAGATGTAGGACGTGCTCGTCCGGATGTAAGTATTCAAAACTTTATGAAAACAGAGGCCGCGCTTAGGCAATCTGAGGCGCAAGCAGCCTTAACTGGGGCGACTACTCAGCAGGTGTTGGAAAAAACCGAGGCACTTAGAAACCAGCAGGCGTATTTACAGAAACAACGGGCAGAAAAAGAAGCATGGGAAAAGTCTCCCGTTAACATAAAAGCACATCCATATTTTTTAAATATTCCAGACCCAACACTTCAAAAACAGGTGTTTGATTATTTTCATTCTCAGGGTATTGTTGACGAAAACGGTGTGGGGCGCAGAAAAGATATTCTGCGGGTATTATCTGAAATTGAAGGTACAACCAAGGGCTTGCAAACATTTATTAAACCGATTGTAGATCACCAGGAAGCTCAGCTTCAGCAGCTTCAGCTTGCTATTCAGGAGGAACAGGCCAAACCGAACCCGAACCCCAAGAAGCTTCAGGAATTAGTTCAAAAACGTGATCAGTTAGCGGCACAGTTCAATCAGGCATCAACTGTGCTCAGTGAGGCTATGAAAGCAGCGCAGGAAAGAGAACAAGCAAGACTGAGACAGAAACTAATACCGTGGGGGCAGACTAAGGAGGGTGTTGTTTATAAAGAAAGAAAGGGCATTGAAAAAGCGAAAATAGCCGCAAGAGCTAAGATTAAGGCTGCATCAGAAAAGAAAAAACAAGGGAAAACATATACCAAACAACAGCTTGTAGATGATACACGGGCATATTACTTCGGGCTCATGAAACCCCTAACCAATCCTCTTACCGGCATGGTTTCTCCCGATAATGTTAAGGAGTATAATGAACTAAAAGCGAAGTTGGAAAAAGAATTGGTTAAAATCGGCAAGGGAGAAAAACCGGAGTGGTTAGTTAGTGAGAAAGGCAAAAGTAATAAAAAAAGAAAGATTGTTAGGTCTGGTACATACAAAGGCCGTAAAGTTGTTCAATATAGTGATGGAAGTATAGAGTATGCCGATTGATCCAGCAAAAGTTGAATGGGACGAGCCCCAAGCAATTGATCCGACTAAGATCAAATGGGATAAGCCATCGTCCAAAATAAAAAGCAAGAATGCACCTGTCAAAAAGCCTAGAGGTGTTTTACCTGAGATTGGTAGAGGCGTTCTTGCTACACCGGAAACAGCTGCACAGTTGGCGACTGGAATGGTAGCTTTTCCCATGAGTGGCTTGGCTGGTCTTGGAAGACTTATCACGACTGGATCTCTGCAAGAAGCATCCAAAACCATCGAAGACGTTGCTCAGCGGTATACTTATCAACCCAGACAGAAAACCGCACGACAAGCTACCGCCATTGCAATGAAACCCATCGAATGGATGCAGAAAGCGCGGGATTTGGTCGGTGGGTATGTGTATGAAAAAACGGGTGATCCGGATTTAGCCGCCTCCGTTGCGACAGCCTTTGAGTTGGGGGCCTATTCGTTGGGTGGAAAAGCCGGTAAGGTTGCGAAACCCAAGCCTATCGCAGAATTAAAACCGTGGGAGGCTAAAATATCTCCTGAAGCTTTCGTTGAAATGCAGAAAGAAAGGATTCTGCAAAACATTAAGGACGCAAAATCTGGGCCGAAGAAACCATTAAAAAAACTTGTTGGTGCTGAGTTGAAAGGCACAACAAAACAGCCTCCATTAAAGTCTGCCAGGGAGAGCATGCGGGTTTTTGAGGCGGCCAGGAAAAAATCTGTTGGCATCAGGGGAGAGCGGGAGTCGCTGAGACAAAAGCTTGAGCTTGAAGAAGCACTGGCCAGAAAAGGAAAGTACGCTAAAGAACATCCGTCAGATATTCCTATTATTAAGGGGGTTTCTCCTGAGGAAGCAAAGCTAATAAAACCAGCCGGCAAGGACTTTCTTGAAAAAGCACAGGAAAGAGTAGGGGGCGTTGCCGGTATAAAAGAGTTTGCGCCGGGCAGAGAGATTATTAAGCCTAAAAAGGTGGTGTGGGATAAGAAAAAACAAAAATTAGATATAAAAACTGAAACGATAAACCAGCTTAAAAAGAAAGGGTTTTATGGAACGATAGATAGACTTGAACGTAACATGATCACATTAGACGAAGCAAAAGCGGAGCTTGCTGGTAAAAAACCAAGGGTAAAAACACCAGCTCCTCCCAACCCGGCTGATTATGCTGCCGAACTGAAGGCGTTTGGCGTTAAAAAGCAAGAATCTTGGAGTAGGTGGGTTCAAAGAACGTCGCTCCGTCCGGGGATGGATGCAAAAGAATGGTATAAAATTTATGATTCCGTTGAACCCCAAAAACCTAAAACTGAAACAACCGTTTCATTTCTTGGTACCCAACAAGCCTACGAAAAAGCTGTCAAAAAAATCCAATGGCTGAAGGAAGCCGGAAAAGCATTCGCTGAAGGCGTGCAAGATGCTATTGACGTTGAAGCCCCGCTGAAGCGAATTGGAGCGCCCAAAACCGCCCGCGCTCAGAAGCTTATTTTTTCCCGCATGGCAAAGGAAGAAGAGCTGGGTCTTCATCTTGCAAAACAAAACGCCAAGCTTTTTGATTATGATAAGACAGTTGCGCCGGATGTAGTGCTGAGCTATGAAGATCCGGTTTATTTTAAGAAACTGCCGAAGGGAACCCAAACTAAAATCAGAGCGGCAGTGGATGATTTCGGAAAGTTTTTCAAGCAAGGTCAAGCGGAATATGCCAAGCGCGGTGTTCGGCTTGACTTCAAACAAAGAATTCTTGATGAACTTGACAATCTAATCGCCGAGGCTGAAAAATATGGCATTGAAAAACCAAGAGCGAAAGAAAAACTACAAGACCTGAAGGCTGCTCGTAAAATTGCGGAACGCATGAATTTTGTCCATATTCCAACAGCAATGTGGTTTGAGAATTTTGCTAAAGATCCCCTTGGAGCAGCCAAAAAACTTAAACTTCTTGGACCTCAAAAACGCAAATCACTTACGATTAACAGCCTTATAGAACGCGGGTTAATAAACAAAGAAGATATTCATCCGGCCGATATTATAGCCAATTATGCAAGACGTAAGGGCAGAGATTTTGCTATCCTGGATTTTGTTGAGGCTGCACGAAAAGAAGGACTGGCATCCAAGAAAAAACAATCCGGCATGGTTAAAATTCCCGGATATATTGCGCCGGTATTATCAAAATATTGGGTGAAAAAACCGCTTGCCGATATTGTTTACGACATGACTCGTCTCGGTAGAATGTCTAAGTTTGAAAAGTTTGTATCGGCAACCAAGATGGCCCAGTTTTACAACCCCCTATTTCTTCCCATGTACGATGTTATTCAGCAGGGAATGTTGATGGGAGCGTCAGTGGCGAAAGCCCCCAAATACTGGAAAGAAGCCGTCAAGGATGTCTGGAAAAAGACCGATGAATATTGGCGGGCGCTGGATAATGGTTTAGCGTCTAAACCCTTTAATGCTCCGTGGAGCGAGTTTAAAGAATCCCTTGAATTCGCTAAGATGTCAAACCCGGAAATAGCAAAGTTTGTTGCATCTGAGGTTTTTTCTCCGAAGATTTTAAAACAAATATACCATGGCTCGTGGCGATTGGCTTGGGAACTTGATAAAACGGTTCGAATGGCAAGCTATCGGTATCTTCTTGATAAAGGATATTCCCCTGAAAAAGCTGCTTCCATAGCTGCAAAATACCACAGCGATTATGCTTCCGTACCCCCCGCTACACGGAGGGCTCTGAACCATGTTTTTTTTACCCCCACTTTTAAAATTACAATGGGGAAATTATTTGGAAGAATGTTGAAGGACGCTATGAAATCCGTGGTCGGAAAATCTCCGTCCTCTCCGGAATATGCCAAGGGCTTACTTCATACCCTTGCTATTCTGGAAGCATACGATCTTTTTATGACCCAGGGTTTAGGTTTTGAGCGGGATCAATGGGGAAGACGATATGTTAAGAAAAACGTTGAGACTGAAAAAGGAAAAAAAGATTTGGTTATTACATGGTCTACCCCGGCCAATATGTTTCTAAAGTACCTCTATAGAGCAAAAACAGCACACGAGCAGGCAGAGCTTACAAAAAAAATTAAGAGCTTTATCGAGATGAACAAGTGGGAGTTTCATCCCTTGTGGCGGTCATTGTATGACATCTTTTGGACCAACAAAACTCCGTCCGGCGACGAGATTGTTAATCCGTTTGATAGTGTCGGTATTAAAACCCTTAAACGCATGAGATTCTTTACTAAATCAATGTTAGCTGTTTTAGGGCTAATGGACCGGGATCAAATGGATAAGACCGCCAAGGAAAAATTTATAAGGGAAACCAGCCGTGCTCTTGAAATAATATCAAGGCCGTTCGTGTTCAAGTACATGCGATCACCAGAGAAAAAACGACTTGCCATGAAAATGATAAATATGAATAAGCAATATACATCAATGGTTTTCAGAAACGTTATGAAGGGCAAAAAGATAAAAAAAGAATGGACGGAAACTTATAAGGCCGAAATGAAGGCCATTCAAGACAAGCTGAAAGAATTAAATACAATAGAAATTAATAAAACTGGGAGGTAAATAGACCATGGCAAACACTACGACCTGGAAAGGAAACATTATCAACATAACGGGTTTGGATGCTGATTGGGATGCGCCTACGGATCTTGGTATGGATAAAATCAAGGTTCGGAGTATTGAGGTTCTCCCATCGGCGGCTAACGATCATTTTATTATTCGTGAGGGAAGTCTTACCGGCCCCAGTATTATGGATGTGACGTGCTCTGATGCGATGGATAACAGACGGGTATACTTTGATGAAGGGTTGTGGATGACACCCTATATTGATATTAGTGAGTGTACGCTTGGAACAGCGGCTGACGCTAAAGTGACCATAACCGTGGTGTGATGTGGAATCAGAAGTGTCTCAGTTTTTACGTGAAGTCCTGCAACACGCCCGCACCCGACAGGCGCACCACGTCCGGGAGGCGCAGAAGTGGCAGCTCCTGGCGGAAAAAATAGAGGGCATAATTGGGAAGAGGGATAAGGTTGGCAAAGAAGGGAGGGATAAAAATGAAGAATAAAAATGTAATACTGTGGGCGTTTGTTGGGCTTGTGCTCATGCTGTTTGTCTTTTCGGATAAGGCATACAATTTCGATATGCCGGGGGCTGTTTATACTTCCAGCGAAGAAAAGTATCAAAAATATCAGCAATGCCCGAAGAATGGTATGACCGAGAACTGTTTTGCTTGTCATGTTACTTCCGATTTTAGGCTCAAGGAAACCAACCCACATGACGCTTATAACTATCCCCAGGGGTTCAAGTTTGCCCTGGACGACAACGGAAAGCCCCTTTACGGGCGTTATGTGCTCAAGGTTGTGGACAGCGATTCGGTCAAGGACGTGTTTGATTATTGCCGGAGACATAAGATCAAACGGATTGTTATGGAGTTGTTTTCTCCCGGCGGTGGGTTGTTGGAGGCTTGGCGGATCGTCGGTATGATGTCATGCTGGCGCGCCGAGGGCGGTACGATCGAAACCAGGGTTCAGGGCTTTGCAGCCTCAGCGGGATTCATCGTCTTCATCGCTGGCGATATCGGTAAACGCTTTACCCAACCGACCGCTGAGCTTATGTTCCACGAGCTTTGGACGATCAAATGGCCCAGCGTTGAAACCCCCAGCAGCAAGGAAGAAGAAGCGAAAGTTTATAGACATTTGCAGGATACCGCTTGTGCGTTCCTGGCCAGCCGCACCAATCTGAGCAAAGAAGACTGGGACAAGAAGATCCGATTTAAAGAGTTGTGGGCCAATGGTACCCAGGCTGTAAAGATGGGTATCGCCGACGGGTTTATCTCGGATAATATCAAGAAATACAATATCAAGAAATATCAGTAGAAAAGGATCTGAAAAATGCCGAATGGAGGTCTTCAACGGGAAACGTTTCGGAAAGCGTCAGTGGATGTCAAGCTGGACCTGCTTTATGATCTATGGTCAATGATTTACGAACAAGTCAGTCGTCTGGAAAAACGCAAGAAATATGATACGATAGCGGCAACGTCAGGTGGCGTGATCGGCGGATTTACGGCGATTATAGCCAAGTGGTTTTTCTGGAGACAGTAATGAAAGAGCGGGAAAATGGCCATACCGTGGGACAAAATCCCCTATGTTGGAATAGGAGAAAATATGATGGCTGAACATCAGTGCAATACATGCTATTGGTGGAATGGTCCAATTGAAGAGAATATAGATCATTCTCACTGTACTCATCCTATGAGAGACTATAAAACACTTCCAAAAGACGGTAGTTCAAAGGCTTGTCATTATTATGATGAGGAACAACTGAAATGGTCCTGTGGCTCAGTTGGTAGAGCAGTTGACTTGTAATCAACTTGGCAAAGGAAAAGGAAAAGATGACGAAATCTTTACTCTATGAGCAAAGGGCATGAAAAGGAGAACAACAATAAATGAACTTGCTAGCATGTAGAAAATCCGCTTTCAAGGCCGGGAGAAACAGCCCATACAGAACGAGGTAACAGGTCTTGTCAATTTCATGGGATAAAGTGCCACATTTTACGCGGGAAGAATTCGATGATCCGTTCTATCCGGGCTCGGGAGACATGATCGACGGGGTCCTGCTCCACATGCTGGTCAAGACCAGGTACGAGACCGGCTGGCCCATGATACCGCATGCAACGGTAGGGGGCTGCGTGGACGTGGACGGCGCG